CGACCTCACCGGGAGGTCGGGTGCCGCCCAAGACCCGGGTCTCGGCCGTGAGGCCCCCAAGGGTCGGGTCGCCGTAGATGGCGGCGGGAAGGCTCTTCGCACCACTCGGGGCGAGGTAGGCGTGCAGGGTCTCCTGGGCCCGGAACAAATCCGCGGGGTTGACGAACAGCCAGCACTCGAAGACCGGCCGCCAGTACCCCTCCATCGTCTCGTCGTACGTCCAGCGGATGGGCCCCGCCACGCAGAGGCAGGGGGGCTCCGGCTTGGGGTGCATCACCGGGTAGCAGCGCAGCCCGGGGATCGTCTCCCCCCGCTTGCAGAGGCCCTGCGCCAGCGCCTGCACGCTGGTCACGCCCGGCCCCCGCTCTGGACGGCCACGGTCGCCGTGACCCGGGCCCCCGCCCGGGCGAACAGGGCGACGATGCGCGCCGCGTTCTTCGTGAACGCGGGGGCCAGGAAGGGGCGGGCGCGGGTGCCCCGCCGGCCGATGGCCCGCTGGACGGCGTAGGGCGACACCCCGTGCCGCCGGGCCCACCCGGCGAGCGCGGCCACCGGCGGGAAGTGCGGACGGGCGCCCCGCTCCACGTAGAGGCCGTAGCGGGCGCTGGGCCCCACCTCGCCCACCAGGGTCTGGCCCCGCAGGCGCTGGCGGTGGGTGATGGAGTTCATCAGCTGCCGGGTGTCCTGCCGGACGTTGCGCCGGGCGTCGCCCTCCACCAGCAGCAGGGACGCGGTCATGGCCCGGGCCTGCTCGCCCGCCACCGCCTCCGGGGCGCGGCGCAGGGCGGCGCTCAGCCGGTCGGCGCCCTCGAGGCGCAGGGTCACGGGCACGGTGGTAGACTCCCGGGCGACCGCAAACACACCGTGTGTCGACGGAGATCCCGGCTGGATGGCGATCCGGGTGGGTGCCTTGTCGGGTCCGGCGCGGGCAGCGCGGACGAGCCGGCCGGCCCCTGTGGTGTAACCGGCCCATACCGCCGGGTCGCCCCCCAGACGCCGCCGCTCATACCGCCACCCAGGCGGCGCCCCAGACGCCGGCCGCGCCCGCCTGGGCCGCCATGAGGGCGGCGCCGGGCGAGCCGGGCAGGCAGAGGGGGAAGAGGAGCTGCACCACGTCGGCGTCCTGCCGGGGCACCGTCTGGAACGCCCCCAGCTCGGGCTGCGCGAGCACGCCGAAGGGCACCTCCCGGCGCTTGTACCAGCGGGCCCCGAGCAGGAGGGTGGCCTCGTTCACGTTCGCCGGCACCCGGCCCCGGGCGTCGGTGCAGCCCCACGCCCCGGTGACGCGCACCAGCTGGCCGGGGACGAAGAAGATCGGGTCGGTGCCGAGCGGCGGGGTGGCCCAGGTCTGCAGCTCGGCGAAGGGCGGCCCGTCCAGCGGCAGCAGCTGGTACTGGTCGGGGGTGAGCGTGGTGGCGTACGTGCGGTCGGCGGCCGTGTCCACCTCCACCACCGGGGCGGGGCTCTGCAGGTCGACCAGGGGGACGGACGTCTCGGTGGCGGCCGCGTAGACGCGCGCGACCGGGGCGGCGGCGGTGCCGGTGGCGCCGAAGGTGCGCCCGGTGAACCAGTCCACCCACCGCGCGCCGGCGTCGAGCGCCCGCTGGAGGTCCACGTCGGTGGACGTGTCCTCCGGCGGGACGTCGAGCACCTGGCGCAGCTCGTCCACCAGGGCGTACGCCATCTAGGGCTTCGGGGCCGCCTCCCGCTGCGCCCCGGCGGCGTCGGCGGCCTCCTCGGCGAGCTCGCGCTCGGAGGGGCGGGGCTTCCCCTCCGCGGCCTCCTCGACGGCCTCGCGCTCGGAGGGGCGGACGTCCACCGGCGGCCCCGCCGGGGCGGGGGCAGACCCCCCGGCGGGGGCCGGTCCGGACGGCTCGGGGGCGGGCTCGGGCGGGTCTTTCCGGCTGGCCATGGCTTTGTCCTCGTAGTCCCGCTGCGCGCGGCGCATCGCTAGTACCCGGTGATGGAGCAGAACGCCTGCGGACGCCACACGACGAACGCCAGGCGCTCCTCGGCCAGGATGGTCTGCTGGTTGCGGATCAGCTGGTCGTTGATCAGGCCGACCCGGATGGCGCTCTGCTCCCGGTCGAAGATCTGGCTGCCCTGGGAGAAGTTGCCCACGATGACGGTGTTGACCGGGCAGTTCTCGCTCTCCACCACCGGCATGCCGAAGACGGTCGGCACCCCGAGGGTGTTCGGCGGGGCCATCAGGTACTGCCCGAGCGTGGCGCTGGCGGCGTTCTCCCGCAGCAGCCGCACCTGCTCGTAGTCGATTGGGTGCATCACCACGCCGGTGGGGGCCAGCTTGCTGCCGGTGCGCACGAGGGTGCGGGCGTGGAAGATGGCGTCGACCTCGTTGAGGCCGCCCCGGGCGAAGGTCTGCACCAGCGGGGTGTTCAGGATGCCGAGCAGGTTCTCCCCGTTGCCGTCCCCGGAGATCACCTGGGCCTCCACCGCCTGGGTCAGCCCCATCAGCAGCTGCGAGTTGATGATGCCCCGGATGGCGGGCGCGTCGGCGAGCAGCCGGTTCGTCACCGGCAGCCAGGTGGCCGCCGTGCGCACGTAGGCGGTCACGTTGGCGTAGGCCAGGCTGCTCTCGGGCTTGCGCCCGTCGGTGCCGGTCGTGGCCGAGCCGGTGGCCTCCGGGACGAAGGCGACATTCAGTGACTGTGATGTCTGCCGGATATATTCGATGGCATCGCTCTCGGTGGGCGTCCGCGGGATCATGTCCAGCACGTTGATCTGCGGGAAGAGCATGTCCACCAGGGTGGAGCGCACGTCCGTCGGAACGAGGGCCCCGCCGGAGGTGCCGCTCGAGCCGGCGAGGGTGGCCTTCCACTCCAGCAGCGAGGTGCCGTCCGCCAGGGGCGAGGAGAAGTCCAGCTTGTTCAGCGCGGAGTTCAGGAGGCCGCGGTTCTTGACCTCCAGGTAGGGGCCGCTGCGGATGAACTGCGCCCCGGGGTCGACCGCCTTGCCCCGCGCGCCGCCCTGGGCGGTCTGCGCCGGCAGGAGGGGGCGCGAGTAGTGGTCGAGCAGCTGCTGGGTCTTGTCCGAGAGGGCCTTGACCTCCTCGGCGGTGCCGATGCGCTCGTGGAGCAGGTCGGCCTCCACCAGCAGCTGCTTCACGCGGGCCAGGTCGTCGCCGGCCAGGGGCTCGGTGCCCTGCCCGGTGTGGCGCTGCTCGATCTCCGACGCCTGCTCCAGGCGGCTCTTGGCCTCCCGGCGCATGTCGTCCAGGGTCATGTTGGAGCCGAGGTCGGTCACGGTGCTCATGGGGTCGTCACTCCGTAGATCCGCCCCAGCTCGCGGAGCCGGGCGCGGCGCATGTGGGCCTCCACCAGACCGGCCGTTCTCACTGGCGCCGGGTCGTCGGTTTTCGGCGCGGGCGGGGTCGTGGCCAGCCGGAGCAGCTCGGCGCCGTCCTCCTCGCAGAGGGCGCGCAGGCGCTCCAGGGTGGCCAGGGCGGGGTCGGAGAGCCGGCGGCCCTCCCCCAGGCGCCGCGCGGCCACGGCCTTCGCCTGGCCGAGCACGCCGGTGCGGTAGCGCTCGTAGTGCTCGAGCAGGCTCTCCAGGGGCAGCTGCCCGAAGTCCCACTCCTTGACGGCGGTGACGGTGGCCTGCGGGTTCATCGGCATGGCCACCACGCTGCACTCCACCAGCTCCACCGACTTCAGGGTGCGCAGCCCGCTCTTCTCGTCCCGCTCGAAGTCGCGGGGGATGAAGCCGATGGAGAAGCTGTCGAGGGCGCCGTCGGTCAGCAGGCGGTGGACGTCCTGCCCGAGCCGCGTCTGGCTGATGCGGAAGCGCCCGAACAGCCCCCGGTCGTCCTCCCGCAGCTCCAGCGGCCGCCCTAAGACCTGGGCGGCGTCGTGGGCGTAGAGGAAGCGCACCTTGGCGCCGCTGGCCAGGTGGGCGGCGAAGGCGCCGGGGCTGACGGCGTCGCCGCCGAGGTCGCGGTCCCAGGTGGAGGCGTAGCCGGCCACCTCCCAGCCGTCGCCCGAACCGGCGGCCTTGACCTCCGCGACGGGGAGCGGGGCACCGTAGTCGAGACTGCCGGACACGAAAAACGGCCCTCCCCCGGGGTCTCCCGGAACGAGGGCCGCGCGTGGGCCGCTGGCGTCAGTCTATGCGGCAGCGCCGCCGGGTGTCAATCGCTCTTCGCCTGGTGGCCGCAGTTCCGGCAGCGGATGCTCCAGGGCAGCCCGAAGTACTCGCCCAGCCGCTTGCCGCAGGCCGGGCAGCGGGGCTCGGTGTCCACCCGCACGTCCCGGCCCTTGTGGCCGCTGACCACGACTGAGCGGAGCGTGAGCAGCTCTTGAGCAGGCGGGCGCTTAGCCACGCCGGCGGCTCCGGTAGTGGGCCAGGCGCCGCCGGGCCTCCTCGAGGAAGGCCAGGGCGCGCTGCTCCGCCCGCAGCGCGTCCTCGAGTTCAGCGTACCGGTCGCCCAGTTCGCGGGCCCGGGTCGCCCACGCCGTGGCCGTGAGCTCGCCGCGCTTCAGGGCCCGCAGGTCGCGGATCTCCACCTCCAAGGCGTCCCGGAGCGCGGCGCACTCGCGCCACTTCCGCTCCGCCTGCTCCACATACACCGCCTGCAGGCGGGCCGCGGGCAGGTCGTTCTGGTAGAGCCACTTGGGCACCGTCGTCCAGGTCATACGCCCCCTCCCATCAGCCGGTGCCAGGCGTGCGGCCAGCGCCAGTAGTTCTTCCGCAGCGACCACTTCTCCAGCACGTCCCGCTGCAGCGCCGCCGCCTGCCGCCGCCGGTCGTCCGGGCGCTCGAGCAGGTACGCGAGGGCGTGCTCCCACTCGTTGGCGGTGGCGGCCAGGTGGCCGTTCACCCCGTGGCGCACCACGTTCCCGTACACCGTGGGGCTGGCCACGACGGCGGCGCCGCTCAAGGAATACTCCCACGCCTTGATCGCGGTCTTGCTGCGGTTGAACGGCGTCCACTCCAGCGGGCAGCACCCGATGTCCAGCCCCACCAGGGCCTGCGGGTAGTCGTGGAGGGGCAGCCACTCCGTCCGGAGCAGCCGGTGCTCCGGGACGTGCTCCGCCAGCACGGGGGGCTGGTGCCCCACCACCCGGAAGGTCACGTCCGGGAAGCGCTCGGCGATGCGCCCCCACGCCTCGGCCATGGCGGCCAGGTCGGCGTCGGGGCGGTTGCCCCCCGCCCAGCCGACGGTCGGGCCGGGGACGGGCCGGGCCACGCCCGCCTGGCGCTCGGCGAACCATTCGGCGTCGATGGCGTTGGGGACCACGGCCACCGGCGCGTCCGTGAAGCGCCGCACGGTGGAGGCCAGGTACTGCGTGGTCACCGTCACGCCGTCCACCTTGGAGAGCACCCACAGCGCCGCCGCCCGGTCGGCCTCCAGCTGCGCCCGGGTCTTCTCGGCGCGGACGCGCCCCAGCTGCTGCTGCACGGAGAAGGGGGTGAACAGGTCGTCGTCCGCCTCGTAGAACAGCTTGAGCCCGGCGTTCCGCCAGCGGGTGAGCATGGCCCGGGCCCCCCGGCGGTCGGGGGAGGCGCGGTTGCCCAGCCAGGACTGCCGGCAGAGCAGCACGGCGTCGTACCTGAACGGAGTGGTGAGCAGGCCCGGGTCGCGGGTGGCCACCCAGTCGCAGGGGTAGCCGTGCAGGCGCAGGCACCGCACCGGCTGCCACGCCCGCCACATGGAGCACCCCGAGTCGTCCCCCACCAGGGCCAGCAGGCGCGGGCCCACCAGCGGCGCGTCGATGAGCGGGTCGAGCGGGATGGGGCGGGCGAGCACGGTCATGGCTGGCGCTCGTGCGGCGTCGGCCGAAGCAGCAGCGCGGCGCAGGCCGGGCAGGCGTCGTGCGATGGGTTCTCGCTGGTGTCGCGGCCGCGGTATCCGCGGACCCACCCCTCCTGCCACAAGCGCGTCTGGACGGCGTCGAAGTCGCGGACGGTCGGCGGGGTCTCGACGCGCTCGCCGATGCAGTCCGGCGACAGGCGCTCGTCGCAAACGACCCGGATCGTATAGGTGGTGGTCACCCGGCGTCCTCCACGATGGGCACCAGCCCCAGCCGGCAGTTCGGGTGCAGCAGCCCCGGCTTCTCCGAGAGGGGCACCACCCGCCCGTTGCGGGCGGCACAGGGCTCGTCGGTGTCCTCGTGCTCCACCAGCTGCACCCGCTGCACCAGCCCGGTGGCCCCGTAGCGGTCGAGGGCGGCGGCGTTCTGCGCCGTGGCCATCTCCGTGCGGGCGATCAGCTCCGCCCGGCCCTTCCACGTGTCGAGGTACAGGCCCTTGATGCCGCCGAAGCGGTCGGCGGGGACGCCCTCGGCGATCTCGAACGCGGAGTAGCCCCGCCGCTGCCCCTCCCGCAGCACGTCCCGCAGGGCGGCCCGGGTGGTGGCGTCGATACCGACCACCTGCTCGGCGGCCAGGGCCAGCTGCTTGCGGGTGGCCGGGTCGTCGAGCCGGAACTCGTCCGGGGTGAGCCAGGGGAAGACGGAGTGGACGAGCTGGTGGACGGCCTCGAGCATGCGCTGGTAGCGGGGGAACAGGATGCGGGCCAGCCGCCCCTGCTCCTCCTCCGGGTCGTAGACGTCCTCCCAGCGCATCACTTCTTCCGCCGCCGCTTGTGCGCGCCCTTGATGGTCCCGGCGTTGATGGAGGCGTAGAAGACGCTCGTG